TCCAAGACGCTAGTCGGTCTCTCCAAAGTCATCTCATGACCGGAGAGGCGGACGGCCTCGTGGTGGAACGACTCGAAAACGAGGGGAACCACTGCAGGGGGCAGAAATACGAGGCTGTTGTCCCCGTCAGTGAGAGAATCAAAGACAGGAGTGAGCCGCCTGAGAACGGCCCTCACAACGGACATCATAACCAAACTATTCCCCATACCAGTGTTGAAGTCGCCTGACGCGCGACCTCCCTCCCTCTCAAACCGCACCCCGCACGAGGTCACACCACGATTAGACAGCTGCCAGGAAAGCAGCCTTTGCAGGCCGCGATCCCCGGGAAAGGCAGAAACATAGACGGAATGTTCCTGCTCCAACTGCCACCTCGTGACGTGCGCCTCAAAAGCCTTGCCATCGACCTCGAACACCACGCACCCAGGAATCTGACTCATCTTGCGACGAATCAGATTAGCGCGTTGTTCAGGTCCCAGTCCCTTGGCACAATCACGACTAGGCTTAACACCTCTCGAACAAAACCCGCGGAGACGCCCCCACAACCAATGCTCGAAAGGCTTAAGCCTACTGGCAACCTCCAAATTGTACCTCGGATCTCTAGGAAAGATCATACGAGGCTTTGAAAGCTTGTCAGGTCTCCACTTTTCAGCCTTAAGAAAGCCCCTGAGAAAAGCGTCACCGGGGCCAACCGGATCGGACAACAGGGAACTCTCGGCCTCCAAGTAACGACGTCGCATGGACCCACGGTAGGACAAGGCCGTTTCCGACAACGACCACCTACCACCCCCCCAGTTTCTGGCTAAACATCTGAGTAATGCAAAACCAGCCAACACAGACGTGTTGTCCTCAAAACCCGGGGTGGGTCCAAGACTGCGTTTCAAAAGAGACACAGCCTCATTGCGCCAAGTCACGGCATGGGTCCGAGGAACCCACACGCCCTCCACTTGAGGGACCCAAGCCGTGGCCATACACCTGGACAGTTTTTCGGAAAGCCTGACCCTGTTGAGCTGCAGCACCGCCCCCTCACGCAACTCCAACCCCGAAAGGTCGTCATCAGTGAGAAGGTGGCCAGAAACACAATCAGAGCAATCCTAAAACTGTCCGGAAGCGGTTAATCGCGCATACGACAAGTAGTTCGCCGTCTTGTT